AACGGACACCATTTTTTGGGTCGATAACCCGGAAACAAAGGGTGAATTCTTGTTCACTTTCGACAAGAAGAAAATTTATAATCTCTTTGCCGATTATCCGCATAACTTAACCCAGCAAGAGAAAGCCATTTTCGACAAGGAAAATCCTTATTGGGTAGAATTCTTTAAAGATAGAGATGGATAATCATTTTATTGTCCCTTTATATCCTTTTTGTTGCTTGTCTGCTGGCGTATTTATGTACCCAAGCAGCTTGCGAAAAGTAGCATCTTTTTTCAATAAGTCTATGTCAATAATACATTCTTTTGTATTATAAGCCTTACGGTGAAAACGATGTGATTGTTGAGCTCCAAATCGATTCTTTAACACGCTTCGATTCAGTTCTTTAAATCCATTACTTTTAGATGATTGCAATTCCAAGTATTCATAGCCTCCAGATTCATTCTTTCTAACAATTGCGGCATGTTTACCGCATGTAAAGAAATATTCTTTGTCATGCTTAATTTGTCCAAGTAATATATTTGCCTTTGTAAAATCGTTTGTGTCTTCTACGATAGTACCTCCGACGCGTGTAGCTATGTCAATTAAAGTTCCTGAACGACTAAAAATCAAACGGCTTTTTCCATCCCTGAAATCTAACACATCAAATCCGCACCTGTTACCTACATAAGCAAATGCCAATGACGCACAAGATCCATTTGTCATATCGCCACCTGCAATGCGTTCAACGATCTCCGATTCGGACAACTTGGTTGCAAGTTCCTTGACTTCGTGGTATTCAACTTTTGAATCTTCCATCAGCTTGATAACTTCGTGCAAGTTTTCTTGCATGTACTCTTTTTGTTGTTCGGTCTTTACAGGCTTGATTGGTTTATTTGGTGCAACATATTTCAATCCATCTGCCAAATTTCCATTTACAAAATTATCTCTTACGAAATAGGGAGTTGAGCTCCATTTGGATTGCCTTTGTTTGTTTTCTTCAACCCAATTATTAAATCCATCCGGCATTTTATTAATTAATTCGGGCTTCCATTCACTCCTTTTATTGTCAAAAATGCTCTTATACAACTTCTTACTTTCTTCTTGTGTGATAAGGATTGGTATCATTTCGCACCTGCATTGAGGGTGCCACCCTTTAAATTTGAATGTTTTAGGATAAGTACCCTGCAAAGTATCACATATATCCTTAAATTTAGTTGGTACGCCATTTATAAGCGTGGTATGATTGTTGCTTAATGTTATTTTCCATCCCGTAATTAATGGGTTATTTTGTGCAGAGTTCCAAACCGCTTCACAATTTGCTGCCTTTAATTCTGTACGAGCAAGGCGCATGGCATTCTTATATGCAGAACGGTACACGCCTTGCCCTGGTTTGTACTTTTGTGCCGCTTTACTCCATTCTAATTTTCCAGTCTCTTTGTTGCGTACACGTCTAAACAGTTTTTCCGGTTCATTCAAATAACCTTTCAGGCTCTTTTGGATATCATCGGCACTTTTACCTTCTTTTATACCGTTTTGGATAATAATTTCAATTTCTTTTTTTGCATTGCCGGCTAAGTTCCAAACCCTGTCCGATATATTTAATCCTTTCTCACGCTTTTCATAATAAAATGTTTTTGCTGTTTTATCACGAGTAGCCTGTGTAGCTGTTTCACGTATTTTATTGAAAATTTCTCTTTCTTTTTCTGTTTTTGCAAGCTTTGATTCAGCGTTTTTCCAGAATGTTTCTTGTGACTGCTTCCATTCTTTTTCAATTGCATTTAGCAGCAAATAATTCATCTGCTTTGCCATTTCAGAAAGCAATTTATTTACCTCTTTATTAGCCGTATCATTGTTTGAAAAGAAAAAGTTCTCATCATTATTTGTTATTGCTTTCTTGACCCCTGCAATTTTTAAGCTTGACGAGTATTTATCATATACTAAATTTTGAAGCTTGCGTGGAAGTTGTTCTGTTTCTTTTAGCTTCTTCTTTCCTTTGTCATCTTTCTTTGCCATTATTGACTGAATTTTTCTTGAATGTGCTCTTTAAAAGCATTTATCACATTATCAAATTCAACTTTCAAATCGTCAGCAAATTTCCGTGTGCTTCCTGTAATCACATCATAGCCTTTTGCTTCAACATATAGAGCATATTCAGCGCCGGCAACCATCACTGCAACAATTGTTTTGTCTGCTTGTTGCCCGGCAATTGTCTGTGCGTATGCAAGACCTTGTTGTACGCCTTCACCACCTTTTTCGCCGCCTGTCGATTCAAAATAATTATATACTTCTTTACCGTTATAATATATGACGCAACCAATCGAGGAACGCAATTTATGCGTTTGATCTTTATATGTATTTGTCTGCTTTGCCCGTTGAACCATTTTAATACAAGCGATTTTATAGGCTTCTAAAGCTGCTTCAGTAAATTCTTCCTTCTTTGATTCGGCATATTTGCGCAATGCAGACATATCGAGATTAGATTTAATCGGCATGACTATCAGTTTACATCTTGTTTTTCTTTACCTTCTCACAACAACCAGCAATCCAGCCGACTACATATTCAAACGGCTCGTGTTCGTTTACGTCTGCACCGATGTGTACAAACAGGTATTTAGCCGCGTGTGACGCTTCGTGTGCTATTAATTCACAGGTCATACTTTTTCTTGATCTGAAAAAGATAATCACACCAAATTTTGGGTTTTCTTTTCTTTGCACGGGCATTGTAAAGGCTTCCAAATGCATCGTGTCCATATCAATAAAATCAATAGGCTTGCCACTATATTCATTGAATTTGTCGGCAATATCGGTCGGCTTTCTATCAACAACAATCCATAGCTTATATGGATAAATAGCTGGGTCAAATTCGTGTATTTCCATCCTTTTCTATTGAACTTTATCGAAATTAAACAGTTGGCTCAAACATATCAACATAACTACCTGCTGCACTTTCACTCTGTATTTGTTCATAATCTTTTTCAGGGTCTTGTGTCAAGTTTGCCCCCTTGACACTCGCTTTCTGCGAAACCAAAGGTTTATTGCCATTTGCTGCCAGCCACATGTTTATTTCGTCAATCTCATTCACAGGCATGTAAGGAGTTATTTCAGGCTCTATCTCTAACTCTTCACAGTCTTTTTCAAGGGCTGTATTAAACTTGCCTATATAGGCCTTAATTACGTTTACACGGCGTTGCAAGTATTCATCGAATATCTCTCTTTTATCTTGTACCTTCAGATGAGCGTCCATGAAAAGTAATTTCAATGCTATGCCACTAATCGCTCCAAGTCCTTTCACAGATTCAAAGGAAATATCCGGCGTTTGAGTGATCGTGTAAATCATTTTCAAAAGGGTCTCTATTTCAAGCTTTACCGATTCAGGTGCATTCTGCCAAGAAACGTATTGCATCGTAGCTCCTTCTTCGCCTTCGATAACTGCTCCGGATTCCCCTTTTTTTGACCAACCGTTTATTTGGCCTGTAACAAAGATTTTTGGACTCGCATGATAATCGTTTGTGTCTGCAAAATTGGATAGCAATGTTTCCAACCTGTCGATAAGCGAATTAACATCTTCTGTTTCGAATTTTTCCTGATAACCATAAACAATAGGGATTTTACCGATTGAAATCGGCTTTGGATAACCTTCAACCACTTCATAACCACTTGTGCCGTACAGCCAAAGCCAGTGTTCGCTATCCGTGTATGTTTCAAAATAACTGGACTTTATTTTATTCTCGTCTTCTCGGCTAAATTCACGAGAGAAAGCGATCATATCGCCTGTTTCGTCCCAATAAGGATAAAGAATATCGCCCAATCCTGGTGAAAACACGGCACATTTCAACTTAAATTGTGAATTAAACCCGTAATTCGTGTTTCGTTTTTCAACAGGGTACCACAATTCGGCGCATTCCTTATAACTGAATATTGATCGGGCAACTTTTCTGTTTAACGAATTACTTTTTACGTCATAAAGTATCCGATTCAACGCCTTTATGATTGTTTCCTGATTCTTATTATCAGGTGTGGCATTGTAAGCAACAGGATTTCCAAACAGAAACGACACGGCACGTTTTATAATAAGTTTTTGAAGAGCCAATTTGATACGTGCGACCTTTTCTATTTTGTAGTTTACCGATTCACCGTTTGTATCCACTACCTTGCGCACATTGTTATCTTCTGCATCGACCTTAACCCGTTTATCCGGTCGTAAAATTCTGTCGTTTACGTTGTGCAGCTCAGGGTCAAGAGCTTTATTGGCAGCCTCAACGTCCGGTTGCGGAATATAACGCCTTGATTTCAATTCTGAAATCACATCATTTGAGGTTGCCTGCTTGAAAATTTCTTCTATCGTCATATTTTGTTGTATTATAGTGATACATATTAGTAGCCAAAAAGATCGGCAACGTTTTGATTCTTTCTATTTTTCCCGAGTACGGTTTCAAGTATTACGTATCGGATCGCATCTATCGCATGATTGAAAGCATCAATCGGTTCGTTTAGCCATTTCCCGTTGCTGTCTTGCTCGTAAGTGTAATTTTTGAATTCTTTGATCACGTTTGCGGATTGTTTTGTTACGCATATCTTATACTCAAGCATTTTCGTTATACCTTCCTTTATTGAGCCATTGCTTTTCTTTACAGGTTTGATATTTATACCTGCATTACGTATTTCTTGAATCAAACGTGGATCGGCACTTTCGGCAATAACTTTTTTTGGATAATACGGCTTAAGTTCTTTAATTATATCGGACGTCAGCATATATGTTCTATAACATATTTCGTCAATATATAGACACTCACCATATATTCCCGTATCGACAATAGCCGTCGGGTCGCAACTATAACCGAAGTCAATCCCGATATGGTTCATTTTAACATGATCCGGAATTTCGTCAATGATTTCGATATTCGTGAAAATTAAACCTTCAATCTGTGCCTGTAACCCAAGCCCGTAAATCTTCCAAAGGCTTTCGTTTTTGTGTTGCAGGCTCTCTATTTCTCTGATAATCGTCTGCTCAAGAAACGGATTGTCTTTATAAGTTGAAATAAAATGGAATGTATTTTTATCCTTGTTCACATCGCAAATCCAGTGATCGTCTGAAAACGAAGGATTATAATCGAGTAACGTAAATCTTGTAGTCCTCATTTTCAATTGCTGCCACTCTATATATTTCAATTCATTCGCTTCATTTACAAACAAAATATCTCTTTTCCTTCCTCTTAATTTCTGTTCGCTGTCAGTAGAAAAAAACTCAACCCATGAACCATTCGGGAACATATATGTCAATTCCGTTTTGTTCAACGCCTTTTCGTCAAATATTCTCATTTTGTTGAGTATTTCCTTAAAATCAATGAAAACCGACCCTTTCAACGCAGGAAGTGTTGCCCTGACAATCGACAAGCGTGTTCCTGAATTGTTTAAACAATAGATGATAAGCCATATAAGAATGGAAAATGTTTTTGAGCTACGGCTACTTCCTTGTGCCGAAATGGTTGTGTAGCCACTCTTTACAGCTTCGTCTATAATCCTATATATTTTAGTCGTCTGAATTGTCATTCCTTACATCTTCCGTTTTATCTATTATCTCGATTTTAATATCCGGGAATAAGTCCTTCCCGTCTTTACCTGTCAGTTCAGTTCGCAAAGGAGCATCAAATCCAAGCATGCTATTAATTGCATCAAGGCTTCGTTGTTTGTCGAATAATTTAACCTTGATTTCTGTACCATATTTTGTTTCTCGTGTAGTAACTTCCTGAATAATTGCTTTTTGTTCTTGTGTAAGATTTTCAAATTCCTTTAAAGACATCCAACCATCTCGTAATTGCCCCGCATCGGCAAAAGCAATTTTTTCATGTTCTTTCAAAACACGCAATGCAGATATGCCTGATGTTTCTGCAAGGTTTTCCTTTAAGTAATTGATTCTATTTTGAATGTTTACTTTTGTTAATAATTGACTTCCTTTTGATCTTGCAGATTTTTCTGAATAACCTGCTTTTATAGCCGCTTTGCTTGCGTTTAGATGCAATACGTATTCGTAGCAAAACCGCTCTTCTCTGTCGGTAAGCTTAAAATCATCTTTTTTATCTTTGATTTCCATAGTTAAATTGTGAATTAATTTGCATTTCAGCCTTTTCTTTACTGATAATAGAACGGATAAGATCTATTTGATGCACGCACATTGAGTTTAGCCTATCCAACCAATCAACCAAAAACATTTCATCATTTGCTATACAATCGACCAAAGCATTTTGTGCTTTTGACGATAAATAACTCTCCTTTGCTATTTTAATAATTGTGTCACTTATTTCGCATGATTTTTTAGACCTGACAAGTTGTTTTGCAATAGCAAGCAAATATCCTGTGCGTGCATGATATACTGCAATTTCTTTTCCACGCTCGATTGCACTATCAATATCATTCGGAATCAGCGTTTCCAATTCCGCCTGCATATCAGCGCATTCTTTTTTTATTTCGTCAAACGTCATTGTTGCTCATCTTTATCATTTACCAAATCAAATGCACAAGCAAGGCAAAAGGATACGCCGAAAGCGCACCTAAACATGTAAATACAAAGTCCCACCATTCAGGTGTACTGTTTCCTTTTTTATCCAGCCATTCTTTGATTGCTCCGGCAATACAACCGACCAAAACCCCAAGTAATGGCAAGAAAACGCCGACCAACAACGAAATGGCAATCCCAAGAATAAAATGCTTGCGTTTGTCGGGTTGCTGCAATCCATTTCTTGCACTTTTTAATGCTCCAGTGACACTTTCTTTTACTTGATACAAAAAATCCTTAAATCGAACCTTTATTGAAGCCTTTTCAAAGACATTTTCACCAGAAATAAATACAGGTGGTTGAGTTGTACCGGATAATACGCCCAACCACACTTTCCCGGTAAGCAATATTTTAAAGCGTTCAACAAAT